TGGCGGTGTATGGTCGCAAGACTGTCAAGCCGCAGGCTCTGGTTCTGGCTCAAGTTGGTTCGGCGACCTGATCGTGATCACGGGGGCTTCGGCCCCCGGCTTATCTAGGAGATTGATATGCCCAGCGTGACTTCCTATGGCCGCATGGTTGGCGGCGTAACCACTGGCCTTACGGCTGGTACCACCCAGACGGCTGCGGGTGCGACGGCTCTGACCGGCGCTATCAACACCGTCACCGTTGTTGGCACTGACAACGACGGCGTTATCCTGCCCTCGGGCCGTGGTCAAGGTGATCGTGTGACGATTGCCAACCTCGATTCGGCGCAGGACATCAAGCTGTACCCCAACACGGGCGGCACGATCAATGGCGCAGCGGCCAACACCCCGCTCGTCGTCGGTCAGCAGCAGGTGGTGGATTGTGTTCAAATCGGTACCGATGGTCTGACTTGGATCGCCATTCTTGGCGCTGTCGCAACGCCTGCGTAATAGGCGAGTGGAGGGGGTAACACCCCTCCACTTTATTCGGAGCACTTCATGACTCTTGACGATATTCTGGCCCACACCAAAGGCGAGATCCTCGCCAACAAAGCAACCGCCATCATCGATGGGGTGTACACCGTTCTGGCTGTTGTCGAAGGCTCAGAATGGGTATTGACGGAAGCAGGACGTGCTGCGGAAGCCGAACTTTCGAACGTGTTGGCACAGAAACCTCGCAAAACCAAAAGCATGCTGGTAGAATCACAAGTGGCTGTGTCTGAGCCCGCACTGGGGCTCCAACCCCAAGGGACGCCATGAAAGCTCTGAGCGCATTCTTTCCGCGTATCCTGCCGTACCTACCGGGCTGCTCGGAGCCGCTTGCTGAGCAAGCGCTACGGAATGCTGCGATCGAGTTTTGTGAAGCTGCACAGGTTCTCCGACAGGACCTTGACCCGTTCAACACGGTCGCGAACGTCTTTCAGTACGACCTAGATCCCCCGACGAATCAGCACGACATCTGCCGTGTGTTCAGTGTCATCCTCGATGACATCTACTCGTTGCAGGGTGTCCCAGTTGAGGCTGTTCGTACTGTTCCTCAGACCAATTCCCTCCCCCGTGGGTTCTACACTGACCGCACGGACTCGTTGCTTACGCTCAGGCTGACGCCCACGCCTGACAAAGCTTACGCAACCGTTGTCAACGTCGCTCTGCGGCCGAAAATCACGGCAACGACGCTTGATGACGACCTTTACAATATCTGGATTGATCCGCTGGTGGCGATGACCATCTCCAAGCTGGCGCTTATTCCGGGTCAACCGTTCACCAATCCCGGCCTTGCACGTTACATGGAAGAGGCCGCAGCCCGTCAGACAGTGAGTTCTCGTATCGAAGGCAACTATGGCCTTCTGCGTGGCTCCATGCGCGTGCGTACGCGCCCATTTGCGTGAGGTAACCCATGGCTCTTACTGCTCAGTCCATCATTCGTCGTGCGGTTGAGACGCTGCAAGACACCACGTCGGTTCGTTGGCCGGTAAACGAGCTGGTTCGGTACCTCAACGACGGTCAGCGAGAGGTTGTTCTCTATCGTCCTGACTCGATGGTCACCAACTCCACCATTACGTGTGTGGCGGGTACCAAGCAATCGCTTCCGGCTAACGGTGCGAAGCTTATCGAGGTCATTCGAAACGCTGCGGCTACGAGTGACAAGAAGGCCGTGCGGATGATCAATCGAGAGATTCTCGACGCTCAGACCTCGGGTTGGCACAATATCACCGGGTCAGTGAATGTTCTCCATTTCATGTACGACCCGCGCGACCCGAAGGTCTTCTACGTTTATCCGCCTGCTACGACTTTGGCGCAGTTGGATATCGTCTACTCAGCCTACCCCACCGACATCACTGAGCCCGCCGATGGCGCGCTCTATACGGCTGTCTCGGGTAACATCAGCCTGCCGGATATCTACGGTAACGTGCTGCTCGACTACATGCTATACCGGGCTTACACCAAGGACAGTACCTACGCAGGGAATGCTTCACGCGCGCAGGTGCACTATGCTGCCTTTGCCAATGCATTGGGTATCGAGATCCGCGCTACCGTTTCCGTCGCACCCAATCCGGTTGATAACCCTAACCGTGGCACGATCACACAAGCCGCATAAGGATATGGGCAATGGCCGAAAAGATCAGGCTTGTACAGGGTGATACAGGGCCGCAGGTTCGTCTTACCTTCACCGATGAGACCTCTGGTGACCCGACGGATCTGACGGGCGCTACGGGCACGCTGTACGTTCGTCTGGTAGGTAGTACGACGGTTGTCATCACTCGTGCGTTGTACATCAACCCCGCCACGGCCGCTAGTGGTGTGGCGTACATCGTCTGGGGCGCAGGCGACCTCAACCAAGACCCGGGCGACTACGAGGGTGAGGTTGAGATCATCCTTGGTACCGGCGAGAAGATCACGATCTTCGATTTGTTGAAGTTCAGGATCCGCGCGGACTTCACATGAACCTTGATGTCGTATGGAAGAAGCTTGTAATCGATGCCGACAATGGGTCCATCGAGCTTGTTGGTTCGCCCGAATACGTCACGCTGGCTACCGAGGTAGGTCTCTTCATCTGGTTCATCTACAAGGAAGACACCGCCACGCTCAGTGATGGCACGGCGTTTTCGTTCGGCAAGCTTCTGACAGACACACCGTTCGTATCAGACGCACAAGCTCGTGCGTTCGGCAAGTACGCTGCTGACACCCTGACCGCGATGGATGCGCGGACACTCGCGTTTGGTAAAGGCCTGTTCGACACCGCCGCAGCGGCGGATGCACTGGCTAAGACTCTAACCCGCACGCTACCCGGAGAGACGGCTACAGCCGTTGACTCTGCGGCTCGTACGTTCGGTAAGTTCTTGACGTCTACCGCGACAGCTACAGACGATCTGGATGGCGAGGCAACGACTGAAGATGACCAAGAGATTCAGTTCTTCAAAGTCCTGAACCACACGACCTCAGTGGCCGATATAAAGACGCTGACTGTGGATTTGGCAAAGGCTGACACCACCAACGCATCGGATGCTGGGTCTTTGCGTAGCCAAAATTATTGCGACTTCACCTACTTCGCCGAAGACTACGTCGGCCAATCACGAACCTTCTGAGAGGGAAACATGATCAACGATCAACTGAAATTCACAGGCGAAGTCAAGCTTGTTCTTCGCGACAAAGACGGCAACGTCAAAGACACGCGCGAGGTCAAGAACCTCGTAGTCCGTGCGGGCCTTGCTTTCATCGCCAGTCGGATGGTGAACACCTCGAAGGCAGTCATGTCGCATATGGCTCTGGGATCGTCCAGCGCGGCTGCAAGCGCTGAGCAGACTGATTTGACGAGTATGCTTGGCTCGCGTGAGGCTCTTGATAGCACGACGATCACGGGCACCTACAACGAGAAGGTCCAGTACGTCGCCACGTTTGAGGCAGGTGATGCGACCGGCGCGGTGGTTGAGGCCGGTATTTTTAACGCATCGACAGGCGGCGATATGTTGTGCCGAACTGTGTTCTCAGTTGTGAATAAAGCAGCCGACGACACGCTCGCGATCACATGGACAATCACGCTCGCCGCTGCTTAATTGTTTTGACCGGGTTTGGAGTTTAGAACATGAGCACTATCGTTACTCGGGCCGGGAAAGGCACGCCTCTAACGAATACAGAGGTTGACACTAACTTTACGAATCTCAACACGGATAAACTCGAACTCGGTCAGACATTCTCTTCGGGAACGGCTAATGCACTGCTGTTCCTAAACGCTTCGAAAGTAGCCTCTAGCGGAACGTCTGTCGGGTCCGACATGACGTTTAACGGTGTTTTGGTAGGCCGGGGCGGAGGTGCTGGGTCTACCAACACTGCGGTGGGTGCGAGTGCGCTGGCGGCGAATACCACGGGGGATCAAAACACGGCTATTGGGAATTTGTCGCTAAACGCAAATACGACAGGTAGCGTTAATACCGCAGTTGGGCAACGCTCTTTGCTAGTAAACACAACAGGCTTAAGAAACACGGCATTGGGTTGGGTGGCCCTATTTTCAAACACGACTGGCTCAAGTAACACTGCTGCCGGTATCGCTCTTGGGGCCAATACAACCGGAAACTACAATACTGCAGTTGGCGATTTAGCTCTTGGCTCCAACACCACCGCTTCTAGCAACACCGCTGTAGGGTACGAAGCCGGATATAGCAATACGACTGGCTCGGAACTTACCGCGCTCGGGGCCGAATCGCTGAAAGCCAACACTACTGGCACTCGCAACACCGCAGTGGCATGGCGTGCCTTGTTTGGCAACACCACTGGTATATCGAATACCGCTGTTGGCATTGCGCTTCCATCTAACACCACAGGCTCTTACAACACCGCTGTGGGTGATCAGGCGCTTCAACTCAACACCACCGCTAATAACAACACCGCCGTGGGGTATCAGGCGGGATACAGTAATACCACTGGCTCAGTAACCGCGCTTGGACAGAGAGCGCTGTATTCCAATACTACCGGTGTAGACCATGT